GCACAACGTGGCAATGGCGAAAGGATTGGTAGACCCCTTCTCCTATTTTCTTACCTGGAACGTCAGTAGTGATGAGTACAATAAGAATTTAGGCAGGCTATACGTTGACAAAGCTAGGGATTATCGTGGTAATACTCTGATAAGAATGGCCACTAATTATGATCATGATAGGTTCTACGATAGAAGTACTACAATAAAATTATACCCAGAAGACTATGAAGGTAAGTAGAGAAAGGCTGATTCAGGAGTTTAACCTTCGCCCTTTCGGTGCGAAAGGCTGGATGAACAACAAGAATCTTTCCTGCCCGTTCTGCGGTGGAGGAGGAGACAAGTTCGGTATTTACTTGAATGATCGTGGGTCAGGGAGTTTTCATTGCATGAGGTGCGATCAGAAGGGATCAATCTTCAAGTTCTTGAAAAAGATAGGGAGAATGGATTTGCTCCTGATGACAGAAGACGAGGACTTCACGTTTAAAGATCAATTAGAAAACTTCCTCGTTGAATCAAGACTTGAAGATAAGGACTTAGAATTACCAGAAATAGGCAAACCAGTAGGCTTTAAACCGATCACGAGTGATGAGTACTTGGAAGGAAGAGGATGGACACCTTCTCAATTTGAGCAATTTCATGTGGGTACCACTATTGAGCCTACATTGAAGGATAAGATTACCTTCCTCCTATATGAAGAAGGAAGATTAGTAGGTTACCTTTCACGGAGTAAAAAATCGAAGGAGTGGCATAAAGAAAACCTTGAAAAGGCGAAGAAGGGCCTTTGCAAGTTAGTACTGAGGTATGACAACTCGAAAGGGACAGAGTTTGAGAAGATAGTAGGGGGCTTGGATGAGATAGTAGAGGGGGAGACCGTTACCGTTATCCTAGTAGAAGGCATCATGGACAAGGCGAACACGGATAAGGTTCTAGGGTTGAACGATCAGAAGGAAGTCAAATGCTGTTTCACCTTCGGGTGTAAGTTATCAGACGAGCAAATGCTGAAGATCTTTAAGAAAGGGGTACAGAAAATTATTCTCCTTTACGATTCAGAGACAATCCAACAGGTTAAATCAACGTCATTAAAAATGACGAAATTTTTTGAGGTATTAATCGGAGAAATTATTATCTTTAAAGATCCTAAGAATAAAAGAGAAGGTATGAAGGATCCAGGGGAGATGAACTTGGGAGACTTTGAAGAAGTGTTCTCTAACTTGAAGGATCCTTTTGATTATTTCGTGAATAGAGTAGCGACTACTAATTTGAAGTAAAGATGAACGGTAAATTTAAAACTAGGGAGCTCCCCTTTAAAGAATTTTTTGAGAACTTGCAACGTGAGTACATCGTTGCAGAATTGAGGTATAAGATTTATCCTTCTGAGAGAGACAAGAAGTATTATAAGGAAAGGGAGATGGAAGGAAAGAAAAAGTGTATCATAGACATTGCGATGAGGAATAACTTTGAGAGCATTTTTTCTTCCGTGACACTTCATGATAAACTCCACGGTGAGATTTACGGTGAGTGTGGACTTCCTAATTTTATTTATAGGAATAATCAAGACAGGCTGAAACGTAGGAAAACTGACATCATTAACTACTTCCGTAGAGGATCAGAGGTTTCTGTTATCATGGATGACTTGTCCGTTGAGAAGGGTAGGACCGTTTACACGGACCTAAGTAAATCTTTGGTACTGGTAGAGGTTTGTGGTGAGCAAAAATATTATTCTTTTAATAAAGTTACGAGAATTCTTTGAAATCACATATAATTTTTATATTTTTTACAGTCTAAAAGAGAGACAAATGGTAATAAGAAAATTATTCAAATTTGAGGCAGCCCACATAGTGCGGAACTGTTCCTCTGAACGGTGTAAATATTCTATTCATGGTCACAGTTTTAAAGTAGAAGTGTTCTTGACTTCACGGGGACTTGATAGGGGTGGAATGGTTCTTGACTTCGGACTCTTGAAAAGAGAAGTAGGCATGGTTCTAGATGCCTTCGATCACTCAACGTTAGTTTGGGATCGTGATAATCAGGAGTACATTGATGCAGTTTCTAAGTTTTCAGAACGTGTGATCATGATGCCTTTCACTCCTTCGGCAGAAAGTCTTAGTATCCTACTTTTTATGCTCATTGATTCAGTACTGAAAAACACGGTGTTCAAGAATGGAGAAAAGATGGTAAAACTGAAATCAGTGAGAGTATGGGAGACAGAGACCGGATGGGCAGAGGCAGATTCTTTCGATGTTCAAGGATATAATGATCCTCAAGGACTTCTTAAAAGGTTCGTGCCTTCTTCTTCTATTATAGAAGAATCATGGGGAGATCGTGACCTTATCCAGGAGATCATGGAAGGTAAGAAATATTATATGCCAGAAGCAGAACAACAAGTAAAATTAGATTGATTATGTCATTGAGATTGATAAAACCAGGACAAGTGCCTTCTGAAGGTGAGGCACCTTCACAAGGAGGATACTTAGAAGTATCTGAACTGTTTCGTGAAACGATTCAGGGAGAAGGACGGTGGATAGGACATCCTGCGACCTTCTTACGACTTGCAGGATGCAACGTGAATTGCTCTTTCTGTGATTCGAAGTTGATTTGGAAGAAATCACAGAAGTACTCTTTTAGGGAGATATTCTCACTTCTTGAGGAAGGTGGTGCTATTGAGGCGTTTAAGGGAGGTGAACATCTAGTTATCACGGGAGGGAATCCTCTCTTACAAATGAGTAGTCTAGAAGTTTTCCTTAAGGACTTTCATAGTAGGTATGGATTCTTACCTTTCATAGAACTTGAAACAGAGGGAACGATCGTCCCTTCCGCTCTCATGATGACCCTTGTTGACACGATAAATTGCTCACCTAAATTGAGTAATTCGGGAGTGGATAAGGAAATAAGAATGAACCTTTATGCGATAAGTAAGATTAGTAGTCATAAAGATTCTTACTTTAAGTTTGTCATAGGCAAAGAAGAAGACTGGGAAGAGGTAGAAGAAACTTTCATGAAGTTTATTAAGCACCCTAGTCGTGTTTACTTGATGCCGGAGGCAGCGACCAGGGAAGAATTGGAGAAAAAAAGAGAGATGGTGATTAACTTGGCGATTAAGAAAGGTGTGAATTTCACTGATAGATTGCAAGTTACAGTATGGGACACTAAAACAGGGGTATAATTATGAAGGGAATAAAATCAGGCCAGTCATTCAACGGTGAGATGGATGACGAGGAAATGGAAATAAGGAGACAACGGGCAGAGGAATGCTATAAAGATTTTCTTTATGCCTTGGGGTATGACTTACATGAAGACCCCAACATGGAAGACACGCCCAGGAGGGTAGTAAAAATGTTAATGAGGGAAACGTGTAAGGGTACCTACCTTAAGGAGCCTAAGGTTACTACTTTTCCTTCTGATTACACGGGAATCGTGTTTGAGGGTGATATTGACGTGAAATCACTTTGTTCTCACCACATGATGCCTTTCTTCGGTAAGGCGTACATAGCTTATATCCCTCAAGGTGAAGTGATAGGCTTATCGAAGTTGAACCGTATAGTGGACTGGTTCTCAAGACGTCCTCAGTTGCAAGAGCAACTGACACAGCAAATCCATGACTATCTACAAAAGGTCCTCCCTAACAATCAAGGCATAGCCATTTTCATTGAGGCGAACCATACTTGTGTCTCATTAAGGGGTATTGAACATCATTCAGTGATGAAAACTAGTAAACTTTCTGGAGCGTTCCTTGATAACACGGATAAGTCTAGGGAGGAATTCTTTCAAATGATAAAAAGGGGCTGATATGATGGATTTTTTAATGAAGCCTACAGTGGGGGAAAATAATAAATTTTATTATGTCTATAAAATATCATGTCTACTCCCCGAGAAACCCTACTATTATCTAGGAAAGCATGAAACATTCAACTTGGATGATAATTATATGGGGAGTGGAGTAGTTATAAATAGATTTTATAAAGAACATGGTATTGAAAATTTTAAAAAGGAAATTATAGGGTTTTTCAAAAATTCAGAAGAACTCCTTCAAGGAGAAGAAGAATTAATCGGTGAGCTTTATAAAAACGATCCTTGGTGTTTAAACTTATGTGGTGGAGGCAAAGGAACTTCTGGTAAAAATCATAGTAAAGAAACCAGAAAGAAAATTTCAGAAGCTAATAAGGGTAAATTAGTAGGGGATAAAAATCCTATGAAAAGAACAGAGGTTAAAGAAAAACACCTGAAAAAAATACGAACTGAAGAATATAGGAAGTCTATATCTGAGTCAAATAAGAAGGCATGGAATAAACTCTCGGTTCGAAGAAAAATGGAACAGAGAACTGTTTCTGAAAAATCTAGAGAAAAGATGTCTGAATCTCAAAAGGGGAAGAGACTAGGAGAATTAAACCCAGCAAAAAGGGAAGAAACTCGTTGTAAGTTAAGGAAAGCTTGGTTAATGAGAAAATTAAGGAGAGAAACTGAGGGAGAAAATGATTTATCACAAGAGTATTCTAAATTAGCATTGGAAATTATTCTTTATGATGATGAAATGATGACCCCTCTCTTTTCAAAACTATCTTATTTGTGTTTAGGATTAACTGGAGAAACTGGAGAATTATGTGATAAATTTAAGAAGATAGTAAGGGATGATAGATGCCATGTAACTCCTAAGAATCTTTACTTATTGAAGTCAGAAATTGCTGATATTCTTTGGTATCTAACTGCTATAACTAATGAGTTAGGGTCTTCACTATCTGAGATTATGGACATAAGTTTGGATAAGATTCAAGATAGAATCAACCGAGATCAACTGCAAGGATCAGGTGACGAAAGGTAAAAATTTTTGAAAAATAGTAGTGAAAAATTTTGCAGTTAGACATATAATTTTTATATTTGTATATCAAAATAAGTCAAATAGATAAGATTAAAGATCATGAAAAAGTATTACTTAGAAGGAAAGGAAATCACGGAACAGAAAGCGAAGGAGATAATCGCTCAAAACGAAGAATACATGAAGAGTGATGATTTAACAGTTTGGGCAAAATGCCAGTTCATAACAGTAGTAAACCTTTAATAAGTAAAACAGATGATCATATCATTATCAGGAACGCATTGCACGGGGAAAACGACCTTAGTAAAGGCTATGATGGAAGACCCTCAGTTGAAGGAAGATTGCTCTTTCATCAACGCCTCAGGTAAAGACACAGCGAAGTACGGTTTGTCAATCAACGAGGATGGTGATGCCTTGTCTCAAGTATTTTTCGCAACACGTCAGTTAACCCGACTTATTGAGAACAGGAACGAGAAGAAGCATCTTATCTGTGATCGCTCGATACTTGACGTGGTAGTTTATTCTAGGTACTTAGGGAGACAAGGTAAGATAGGTCTTGAGACTATTAAACTAGTGGAGGAACTGAACGCAATAGAGAGTCAACTCATGGACGCCTATTTCATCTTAGAACCATCATTCGGTTTGGTAGAGGAGAAGGACCGTTCCATGAATGAGAAGTTCCAGAAGGACATCCAGTCTCTATTCACCTATACTTGCTCGTTTTTGCCTGAAGGTATGAAGGAAGGAACTGCAATTAAATACCTACCTTCTGATTTGCAGAGTAGGATGAGTTTAATAAAGAATTTTTTAGGTTATTAATTTTAAAGAAACATCGTTATGGAAGTGGCAACTATTAAAAGAATGGCGACTGTCATGATTAAGTTCAAGATTGAGAAAGGCCAGTTTAGTGAAGAAGACAAAAAAGTAGCAATCCAGGTATTGAAACAGAGAGGGCAGGACGTTTCAAAATGGGAAACAGGGGAGGCGAAGGAAGAACAACCTGCAGATATGCCGGGTGAAACTCAAGAAATGAGGACTTGTCAAGACGCACCGGAAGAGGAAAATGAGGAAGAACCACAGTCTACGAAGTTAGACCCGAAGACAGTGGAAATCGTTGATAAAGCGATCGAGGAAATCTGTGAGTGTGAGTATGACGATATTAAGTTGAAGGCCGGGGACTTGATGGGTGATGATCCTAAGGAGACGGAAGACCTCACGAAGGAACAGGTAGAAGGGTTCTTGGAACTCGCCAAGGAGTTGAAGAAGAGAAATGAGGAAAAGAAGGCAGAGAAGAAAGGGAAAACGAAAGTTAAGGAATCGGTAAAGAAAGAAGAGAAAATAGCAGACCCGACAGAGAAACCGGTAGAATCTGTAGAAGAAAAACCGAAAGTGGAGAAAAAGGCAGAAGCTACACCGAGAAAGGTGGCAGCTATCCCTCAACCTACTGAAGAGGAACTGAAGGCTATTTTCAGTGTTCAGTCACAGAAGAAGATTGACCAGGTGTTGGAAATCTTGAAGAACGGTACTCAAAAGAAACGTGTCATTATTGACCTATGGGATTTAGGACTTGATAAGTCAGAGATCGTGAACCTGAAAGTAGCAGACCCGACATACACCTATGACTTGATCCGGGCACAGCAGAAAATGTCAGAACAAGTAAAGGACTTAAAGAAATGATAGTCGCTCATGAAGCTCCTCTTCACCTTATGGACTGGGTGAGGAGGCGCACTGATTACGATTACGCTTTAGTTCACCTGTTTGAGGACCCTGCTCACGGTAAAGAGTACTACGATTTTTTCGTTGATTCATTGAACATGGGTAGAACCGTTATACTTGATAACTCTATCTTTGAGTTAGGCAAGGCTTTTGACATGGAAAAGTTCTTGGAATGGGTCGTTCAACTGAGACCTACTGAGTACATCATACCAGATGTACTTGATGACATGGAAGGGACCTTGGAAAACGTGGAGAAATGGAGGAAACTCAGTTCCGGTTACAAATTGGATAGAACCTCAATAGGGGTAGTACAAGGCAAGACGTTCGGTGACATGATGGAATGTTACAAGGGACTCTTACCCTATTGTGATAAGATAGCTATCTCTTTTAACTGTGAAGCCTATTCTGAATATTTCAATCAAAAGGGTATTTGGTTACCGAAAGAGCACGCTTGGATGTACGGTAGGGTTCAGTTCTTGAATCTCTTAATGAGAGAACGGTTCTTTGATCCTAACGTTCCTATTCACCTTTTAGGGTTGGCGTTGCCTCAAGAATTACTCTACTACAGGTATTGCACGTCTATTAAGTCCGTGGATTCTTCTTCACCTATCATGCACGGTTTAGAAGGTATTACCTACGGTAGTTACGGTTTAGATAGCAAAGTTCCAAAACCCGTGAAAGATGTCATGTGGACTGATAACGTGAGTCCAGAACAGTTGGCTGTTATACGTGAAAATATGAAGATTTTTAGAACATTTATTGAATAAATTATGGTAGCACAAGGAGAAAATAATGATAGAGTTTTAGGGAAGAAGGTAGAAAATAAGTTCGTGTATGACCCTTCCCTGCTGAGAAAGGAAGCGAGGTTAGACAACCGAAAGAACATAATAGGCTCCCGTTTTTCTATGCCGTTTTTCGGGATGGATATCTGGCATTGCTATGAAGTTTCTTGGTTAGGCCCTTGTGGTAAACCACAGAATTTCATCTTGAAGATCTGTTACTCAGCCTCCTCTGAGTATATCGTTGAGAGCAAATCTTTGAAACTGTACCTTAACTCCCTTAACCAAACTATGTTCGTCTCACCTATGAGTGTTCTTAAGGTGGTTAAGGATGATCTCACTAAATTACTCGAGTGTCATGTTGTTGTGTCTGCTTTCCCGTTGAGCTATAACATGAGCAATCTCCTTTTAAGTGATTCAAGGTACCCACTTCTTGAGAACTTGATCTCTAAAGAAGTCACTATCAATGAGTTTGAAAAGGAGAATCCAGGCCTTCTTGATAGAAAGACTTCTAATGAGCCTTTCTTCGTGCATAGTACTTCACTTAGAAGTAGGTGCAAGGTGACTGGACAACCAGATTGGGGAGACCTTTTCATCTACATGAAAGGAGGAGATGTGCCCACTTTTGATTCATTGTATAAGTACATCATCTCTTTGAGGAATGAGTGCCATTTCCATGAAGAGATAGTGGAAACCGTGTACATGAGACTGCTTGAGACGTTCCATCCTAGAGATTTAGGCGTTTTCGCTTGTTACACGAGAAGGGGTGGTATAGACATTAACCCTATGAGGGCTTCTGATATTTCTGTCTTGAGCCTCCTTTCTTTGAGATTGCTTTCTCCTGATCAGTTATCATTTAGAACAATACGGCAGTAATGTATCAGAAGGATTCTACTACTAAAATAAGAGGATACGTGGAAGAACTGAAGGAAGATATGTTAGTCGTCCTTCCTTCTTTCACTACCCATTTCTCTTGCCCGTTTCACTGTGGTGGATGCTGCCTTGATTTCACGTTAGACCTTCTCCCTAAAGAGTATGAGAGGATGAAGAAGACGGATCCAGGGAATTCTTTACTTTTTGAGAGACGGTTGATTGACACTGATAAGAAGGAGAAGGCTGAAGTTTACACTCATAAGAACACGGAAGGCAAGAGGTGTGATTGCTACCACAGTGGTGGTTGCGTGATTCATGAGAACCGTCCCTTCTCTTGCCGTTTTGAGTTGAATAAGGTTCGGAAGTTGAAAGAGTTTGACCTCAAGGAGTTTTCTTACACGTGCTTAGGGAAGGCAGAGTACCGAGACAAGGCGAGTATGACATCAGAGTTAGGAGGACCTATTAAGTGTAAGATGGGGACTTGCCACGATCGTACCTTGGAAGACCAAGAAGATGACTTGATGTCATTGATAAAGTTGCAGTCCTGGTATGAGTTATTCACGGGTGAGGAGAATAAGAACTTGAAAGTATTGACTGATTTACTCTGTAGGTATCATGAGCAAGAACGGCTTTTCATACTGGATCAAGCCTTGATAATTTACGGGGACTTAATTATGACAGAAGAAGAAGCGGAGGCTATATTATGAAAAGAGCTATATTGAGTTGGTCAGGTGGATTAGATTCAACCTGCCTATTGTTACACCTTCTAGCGGAAGGGTACATGGTTAAAACTTATTCATTCAAGTACGGGCAGAAGCATTCTATCGAGTTGCAAAAGGTGAAGGAGAACTTTAAACTTTTTCAATCGAAAGGCTTTTTAGTGACGCATCAAGTGATAGACTTGACTGATTGCTTTGATACCTCCGTTTCTTCTCTTTCCTCTCACGGTGCAGAAATCCCCAAAGGAGATTACAAGGATGAGAACATGAAGTCAACGGTAGTTGAGAATAGAAACGTGATCTTCGCTTCCATCCTTTACGGGAAAGCACTATCATGGGCGAAACTTGACAGAGGTCCAGTGACTATCTTCTTAGGGTTACACTCAGGTGATCACACGATTTACCCAGATTGTACTGAGGAATCACGCCTAGCGTGTGAACACGCTTTCAAGGTGTCCAACTGGGATTCTGACTTGATTGATTATCAGGCGCCCTTTAATCACCTTGACAAGGCAGGTGTTTTAGAGAAGGGATCTGAAAGTATGTGGAAGTTAGGCTTGACGCCTGGTGAGTCAATAGGGGTACTTAAGAATACTCATACTTGTTATTCTCCTGATGCAGAAGGGCGGTCCTGTGGTGAATGTGGTAGTTGCAGGGAAAGACTGGAAGCGTTTGAAAAGAATCAACTGAAAGACCCGATAGAATATGTACGTTAGTTTTGAGAAGTGGTGCGAGGACAACAACTTGGTACCACTTGATTTAGGCGATAACGTGTATCAGTTTGGAGATAAGAAGTACCTACTGATACAGGAGAAGGACGGACTCATGTTTGATGAGAAGTTTCACTTCCTCCTAGATTTCGATGAAGAGATACAGGTGAAAGAGGTCGATAGAGTCATGTTTCCTTGGGGAAGGAAATACTATTACTGTCCTGTTAAAAAATTGAGAGAGGTTGAGATTATACCGTTAAAATATTTAGGTGAGTGTAGTTTGACAACTCCTAATTTACCGTTTTTAGGCGTGCATGGAGAGTATGAGATAGAGAACGGTAGTCGGGACTATTCAGACTGGTGCCTGAAGGGTAAATTCTTGAAGACACCTACGATGGGCATCTGTGAGAAGAACACCTTAGGCGGTTCCATATCGTTTCAGATAGCGTGTCAAGACGAAGGTATCAAGTCGATATTAGGGGAAACGGTGACGGTGTTAATTGATGATGACACCTTAGTAGACCTTAAACTTTACGCAACCTGTAAGAAGGGATGGGAGAACTTGTTGCTAGTAAACTGTGAGATCAACGTCAATAACCCTTCTCAGTATATCACGGAAGAACGACTTCTTGAGTTGACAGAAGGGCTTATCTGTGTTTTCCCTCCTGCGTCATACCCCTATGATCGAGATAGGGTAGAGATGTACATGGATTATTTCAAGGACGGTTGCTACTTTCAGTTGGACAGCGTAGAGTACACGAACGATGAGTCAGACAAAGACTTCCTTCTCAACACTCTCGCCTACATGAAAGACGGTAGGATTCAGCCTATACTCATAACAGATGCCTACTACTTGGACGCTGATGATCACATCATAAAGCCTATCCTTAACTCTTTGTTGAAAGTCAGGGAAAAGTCTTCCGTGAATCAATTTTTTAAGGATGACTTGACGATCATGGAAGAATTGGACCCGTTGATTAAGGGAGAAAAGGCTGAAGATATGCTGGCGATGGCCATCGCTAACCTTGAAGAAGTGGCAGAAAAGTGTAACTATCAGATCCCTACAGGAGTGTTCCACCTACCGAAGTATCAGATGAACCCTGACGAGGCAGAACTTTATGAGACTCCAGAAGACCTATTTTACGCATTGATTCAGGAAGGTCTGGAAAAGAAAGTGATAGACAAGGGGAAAGAAGTTGATCAGTACATGGATCGGTTAGACACTGAGATGAAGGTAATCCAGAAAGGGGGGTTCATTGATTATTTCTTGATTCTATGGGACGTTGCGAATTTCTGCAAGAAGAATGACATATTAGTAGGATTGGGTCGAGGATGCTTCCTACCTGATTCTATGGTACTAATGTCTGATGGAACTCAAGTTCCTATTCAAGAAGTTGAAGTAGGTAGTAGGATAAAAAATTATTTTGAAGGTGAATCATTAGTTATAGATATCTTTAGGTATGAAATAGAGGAGGAAATAGTAGAACTAGAATTTGAAAATGGGAAGAAGATTTCTTGCACTAAGGACCATAAAATTTATACCTCTAATAGGGGGTGGGTAGAAGCAGATGAACTTGTTGAGGATGATAATATAATTTTTGTAAATTGAATTATTATTTTATCTTTGAGAAAAAACATTCTGCAGCTATGATTATCTATAAAGTAACTAATAAGATTAATGGTAAGATTTACATAGGGAAGACTAAGTATACCCTTAATAATAGAAAGTCTCAACATTTTTCTGAATGCAAGTTATACAATACTCATAATAAGTTTCATAATGCTTTAAGGAAGTATGGAAGGAGAAACTTTGAATGGGAAATTATTGATAGAGCTTCTACTGAAGAGGAATTAAATTCTAAGGAAATTTTCTGGATTAGAGAATTAGACTGTATAAATAGGGGATATAATATTAGTAAGGGAGGAAATGGGGGTGACAATCTCAGTAATAATCCTAGGAAGGAAGAAATTAGAAAAAGAGTTGGCTTAGGTGTTAGAAATTCATGTAGGTGGACTGAGGAGCGTAAAAGAATTGCTTCTTTAAATTTTCGAGGTGAAAACAATCCTATGAGAAAACATCCTGAAAAATCTTTTTTCAATACAGATAATCCTATGAAAAGGGAAGAATATAAGAGGCGAGGTGAAAACAATCCTATGCACAATTTAGAAATAAGAGAAAAACAGAGGAAAGCTGTAAATACTCCAGAACATAAAGAGAAGTTAAGTCTAGCAGGCAAGAAGATAAAGGGTATTAAAAGATCTTCTACTACTTGTCAGATTATATCTGAATCAAAAAGTAAGTATTATATATGTCAGTATACTCTTGAAGGTGAATTGCTTCATATTTTTAATACTAGAAAAGAGCTTTTGGAAGAATTTGGTAAAGAACCTCCTAGATTTATTAATGATTCTTGTAAATATCTTAATTTTAACTGGAAAAGGTTTAGAAAAAATGAAATTACTAAAGAAGAAATACTTGAATTATAAGGGTCCTGTTTATGATTTAGGAGTACATACCAAAGACCACTCATATATAATCAATAATGCAGTAGTACATAATTCTGCAGCGGGATGCTTGGTTTCTTACTTAATCGGTTTAGTTCAAGTAGACCCACTTGAATACGGTTTACTTTTCGAGAGGTTCTTGAACGAAGGACGTTTGGGGAAATCACTACCTGACGTGGACTGTGACTTCGAGGCGGAGAGAAAGTCAGAGATTAAGACTTACATAGAGGAGAAGTACGGGAAGGACCGTTTCTGTTCAGTAGGTACCTACTCATCATTACAGTTGAGACAGGCTTTCATTGATTTCTCAAAGTTGAATAACTTATCACCGGGAACGGTAGAATACTTGTCAGGTGTTCTGACAGAATCGGATGAGAACTCAGACGGTCGTGGTTTTAAGAAGCCTTGGGCCTTCTTTTTCAAGGCTGCATCGAAGATGCCAGAGTTGAAAGAGTACGTGGAGGAGTATCCTGGTGTCATTGAGGCCATGGAATTATGCCACGCCCAACCGAGATCAAGATCAGTACACGCCTGCGCTACGTTACTGCTTCCAGAAGGGTATTCTATTTTCACCACTCTCCCTATTCGGAAAGGTGAAGTGAAGGGTCAGAAGATGCTAGTGTCAGAATGGGAAGGCGTTTACCTTGAGAAAGCAGGATTTTTAAAGGAAGACCTTTTAGGTATCTCTCAGTTGGACAAGTTCAAGAATATCATTCGACTAGTCAGGGAGAACTACGGTGAGGATATTGACATATACAACATCCCTTTGGATTGCCCTGAGGTGTTCAAGTTGTTCTCAGAAGGTAAGAATGGAGACGTGTTTCAGTTGGGGAGTTCCGGTTTGACTAGTTATTCAGTCACGATGAAACCAGACCATATCAACGATATAGTCGCCATGATTGCAGTGTACCGACCGGGTCCTATAGAGAATAACTTCCATAATGATTACGTGTTATTGAAACACGGTGAGAAGGAGCCTAAATTTTACCCAGGGACAGAAGAGATCACGAAAGACACCTACTCGTTGATCATATACCAAGAACAGGTCATGCAGATTTGCCAGAGGATGGGGAACTTCACGTTAGTAGAAGCGGATGACATTAGGAAGGCGATGGGTAAGTTGAACCTTAAACTGATTGAATCGTACGAAGAGAAGTGGTATAAGGGGGCTAGGGAAAACGGGTACGATGAGAAAACCATTAAGGAACTGTGGGATACGATGGTTAAGTTCTCTGGGTATTCTTTCAACAAGTCTCACTCTGTCTGTTACGCCATAACGGGATACACTTGTCAATACCTCAAGTGGAAGTATCCACTTCCCTATTGGATCACGGCACTTCAGTTCGCAACGAAGGAAAGGATAGACGGGTTTATCTCAGAGATCGGTTCATCAGGCAACATTAAGATACTACCTCCTGACATCAATAAGTCACGACTTGACTTCTTCGCTGATTTCAACACGCAAAGTATCATCTGGTCTATAACTAAGGTTAAGCAATGCGGAGAAGCATCAGTGAAGGCGATTTTTGAAGAGAGGGACGCCAATGGGGAATTCTTTTCCTTGGAGGAGTTCATGGAACGTGTTGAGAAGAGGAAGGCGAATAAGTCAGTGATGGAGAATTTAATACTTTCTGGAGCTTTTGATTCTTTGGAAGGTATCAAGTTCCCCGCTCAAAGGAGGAACATCATTAAGAAGTACCGGGAACTGGCGAAGGTGAAGATTGAGAAGAATAAGGTGGATTGGTTTGAAGAGATTCAGAAAAGTTCCCACCTATACGATGACTGGTGGTGGTTGCTACAGCAAAAGAGGGTATCATCCTTGGCGTTCTTCGATTATAGGGAGATCATTCGTACCCTTTCAGACCGTTACTGGGATGATAGTAAGTACATGGACGTGAAGGACATCAAGTTGCAAGATGTCTCCAGTGAGCCTTCCTACGGTTATAACGGAAATCGTTCTAGGTACAACGTGATAACAGGAGGAGTGATCGTGTCTGCAGAAGTGAGAAAGGCGAAGAAAAAGGGGAATTGGATGAGAGTGCAGATTGAGCAGAACTATGAGTACGTTTGGTTGTACGTTTGGTCTGAGCAGTACCAGAAGGTAGAGGACTTGAAGATAGAAGAGAAAGTAGGCCAGATCTTGATAACCACGGGACGTGTCACGTGGGATGAGTACAGGAAGCAGAATATACTTCAGGCTGACGATAATTTTATGGTTCAAATTTTAGGATAAAAATTTGGATAGGACATATAAATTTTATATTTTTACAGAGTAGAAAATGAATAACAAGAATGGGGCTGATGAGGCCTTTAAAGGTAGAAACATTATGAGAAATTAACCAGATGAGTGAAGATTTAATCAAGATCCCAGTAGGTGGGAAAATCATTGTTCTAAAGGGTAGTGATTGGGATTCGGACATCGAGATTGATGAGGTGACACAGATTCAGTATGATAACCTTTTCGGTGAGATCGTGACCGTTTCCTCCCTTTATAACAGAGTTGGTCTACTTAAGGCAGACGTGGATAACGAGTACGAGGAGTACAAGTTGGACTGCCAGGTGTTTGAGAGCCAAGTTAGGCAACAGTACATCAAGTCAAAGATCGCTATGGGCGAGAAAAAACCTACAGTTGATGACTGTGAAGATCACTTGAACACGCACCCCGAGGTGATGCAAAAGAGGAAGAGGTTACTCCAGTTGAAAAAGAATTGTAATTACATTGATGCCTTGTATTGGGCTGTCCAGTCCAAGGACAAGAAGTTGTCAGTTCTCATGAAGGGAGTGACTCCAGAAGAGTTTGCGAAAGGTATCTTAGAGAGAAGAGTCAACACTTTTCTAGTTAAAAAATTCAACGAAAAACTTTAAAGTAACATGGCTTACAACAGAGAACGGTTCAAGGCAGCGAGAGTTGAGGCGAACCAAAAGGTGACTAAAGAGCTTAACAACTTGTATAAGTCAGAATCCAGTCGTGGGGATTATCACACGATAGACGAAGGTTATAACTATTTCAGGATGATGCCTCCACATCCAGATGACGGTCCGGACGCACCCTCCTTGCAGCCCAAGGCAGTTTATTGGTTAGAGTGCAAGGTAGAAGAAAAGGACAGTGAAGGGAAAGGTAAGGGGACTTACGTTTGGTCTAGGCGTCCTATTTTCGATTCACGTATTCATGGTGGTACTGAGATGGACATCGTGGATAAGTACATTGAGTTCACTCGGAGGAAGGTGTACGAAGAGATTCAGGATAAAGAGGAAGCCCGGAAAAAATTGTCTCCCCTTCTCGGGTGGAGGTCGAAGGACGGGAAGTGGAACCAAGGGATCCTTATCAGTTCTTCCTACGTTTGCTACGCAACGAAAGGAGAAATTAAACCTGAGAACTTGGGGCGTTTAGAATTATGGGACAGTGACAAGAAAGAACTTGAGAAACTGAACATCGTGGAAGAGAGTGACGAACCGATTCAGACAGACCTTTTCTCAGATCCAGACGAGGGGTCACAGTTCATCATCAAGAGGATAAAGCAAGACGGTAAGTGGGTGAACGTGTTCTCCAAACCGGAATTCCGTCCACGCCCAGGAGGTGACGTTGCGAAGCAGTACGATGAGTTCTTAATATCTCAGAAAGTGCCTGACGCAGTATTGATGAAGTTGGATGAGATGGAACCACTTTCTAAGCAATTCCGGAACTCCTATAAGAGATCAGACTTTGAAAGGGCCTTTGAGGCACTGAAACGTTTCGATGAGAAGAACGGCTACCACACCTTCGAGAACGATGAGTTCTTAGAAATAGTAGCGACCATTGATTCTTACTATCCAGAAGACGACACGACCCCTGAAGGTGACAAAGATCTACCGTTCGGTAACACGGAGGAAGGAGTCGCTGACGTGAACGCAATGACCAGGGATGAGATGAAGAAGTACATCAAGGAGAAGGGTTACCCTATTAAGGTTATAGCGTCTATGCCTGATGAGTTAATTAGAGAGATGATCGTTGCTCAGGAGACAGAGGCACCTGACTTACCTTGGGAGGAGGAAGAAAAGGTCCCGGCAGCAGAACCTATTAGAAGGGAGCCCGTTAAGGTGAAAGATGACTTACCTTGGGAGGAGGAAGAAAAGGTCCCGGCTGAAGAAGTAGAAGACGCAGCGGAGAAGAGAAGAAAAATGCAAGAGAGACTTGCGAAGTTAAAAAGAAAATAAAAACAGTACTACGATATGAAAACGATAGGTGTAATCTCAACAGACTGGCATATTGATGAGTCTAACCAAAGTGAGGTGTACGAATTGGTGTTAAAACAAGTAGAGATAGCGAAGAGAGAAGGGTTGAGTAAAATCTTCTGCTTGGGTGACGTTTTCGACAGTAGGCAGAAACAGAGTGAACGTGTCTTGAACACGTTCACTTCTATCCTAGAGTACCTTGAGGTGAATAATATGTACTTGATCTGTGTTCCTGGGAACCATGATAAGACAGATTATAGAGGGTACCGCTCCTTCCTCTCACCGTTTAAGAACCGCCCCTACTTCTCGTTAGTTGAGGAGTTCAAGGTACTTGAGAATTTTGAGGGTACTAGTACTCACGTCCTATTGATACCGTTCTACTCAGAAGACGAGTGGTTGGAAAGGCTGGAGGAGGCAAGTAAGTTCTTAGAGGCACGGGGCTTGAGGAAAGGAGACACGATCTTAATGTCTCATCAGGCCTTGACGGGATCTGTGAACAATGACGGTTCTAAGGTTGAGAACAGTATCAAACCGGGTATGCTAAGTGATTTCAAGGCGGTGTTCTTAGGGCACTACCATGATTATCAGGAGATCACTGCGTCAATTATCCATTGTCCTTCCATACGTCAGAAGAATTTCGGTGAGAACCCTAACAAGGGTTACACGTTGATCAAGGACACGGGAGAGTACGACATTGAGTTATCAGAGTTCAAGCAGTACTATACCATGGAGTACGATGCGAGTGACTTGGACCCGAAATTCTTGGAGGAGTTGAAGAAGGAAGTGAAGGAAACTGATATGCACGTCAGGATAAAGGTGAAGGGGGAGGCGAAGGACGTGAAATCATTGGACTTGAACTCGTTGAGAGCGGTAGGGGTGAAGGTTGAGGTGAAATCCCCTTCTATTGAGAAATCAGTGGAAGAGTGCAACGGTGAGATAGAAGACTACTCTTCCTACAAGTTGCTGAAAGAGTTGTTTGAGGAGTTCTGTGAGAGTAGGAAACTCGATAAAGAAGAAGGTACTCGTTTATTAAAATTAATCGTTAAAGAGAATGAGTGAGAAACTGAGGAAAACGATCGAGGACATAGAGAAGAAGTTCGGTAGAGGAACTATCATGTCTTTCGATGAAACCATGGATTACTCCTTGAAGAGGGTACCTAGTGGTTCTTTATTCTTAGACATCATCCTCGGTGGTGGGTACCCGTTGGGACGTATCATCGAGATCATAGGACCGGAATCGTCTGGTAAATCGACTGTACTCCTCCACGCTATAAGGGAGACTCAAAAGTCTGGGAACGTTGCCGCCTACATCGACATGGAACAGGCGTTTGATCCTATCTATGCCTCTAACATAGGGATTGACCTGTCTCCAGACAAGTTCGTGTTCTCTCAACCGGACACGGCTGAGCAATGCCTGTCTATCGTTGAGAAGTTATTGGAATCTGGAGAAGTTTCCTTCATAGGAGTAGACTCAGTCGCTGCGATGGTACCAACGGCAGAATCTGAAGGAGAGTTCGGGGAATCGAAGATGGGACTACACGCCCGGTTGATGTCGCAGGCGATGAGGAAGTTAGTGGCGAAGGTGAACAAGTCCAACTGCGTTCTCTTTTTCACCAACCAGTTACGGGACATGATGGGGGTCATGTACGGTCCCACGGAAACGACAACGGGGGGAAACGCTTTGAAGTACTACGCCTCTATCCGGTTGGACATCCGGAGGAAGTCGATCGACAAAGATTCTGAGGCACAGGCTATCTCCAACACGGTCAGGGTGAAAACTATCAAGAATAAAACGTACCCACCGTTCAAGGAGTGCACTTTTAAGATCCTTTACGGTATCGGGATCTCTCATGAGGATGAGATCTTCGAGGCTTGCGTGGAGAATGACATCATCAAGAAATCGGGGTCTTGGTACTCCTACAAAGAGAAGAAACTGGGACAAGGGAAAGACAACTGCCTACAGGTGATACAGGACTTAGGCATCATGGACGAGTTGGAGTCTCAGGTGAGAGAAATGTACGGTTTAATTTAACATAGTAGTAAAGTATGAATCAGAAAGACAGCATGGTGAACGATTACACCCTAGTGTTCGTTCCAGAAGAAGTGAAAGAAACGGAGTCAGGGATCGTCCTGCAGAAGAGGAAGAAAGTGGGGAACTTCGTGGAGGCCGTGGTCATCAAGTCAGGGAAGTACGATGTTGCTTCCGTTCTGACGGTGGCTGAGTTCCACATGGAGGCCGTGGAATACAAGGATGAACTGATGGACAAGGCAGCGAAAGGCGCCCACTTCATCGTTCCCGACAACAAAGTAGTATCATGTAGAAAACCAGAATTCAAATGAAAAGAGACATTGTTACAGGAGTAGAAGGTCGTGAAGGCCTCATTCAAGGTATTGAGAAGTTAGCGAAAACGGTAGGGTCCACGCTGGGTCCTTGCGGTAGAACGGTTATCATCAACCGCCCAGGTCGTACACCCTTGGTGACGAAAGACGGGGTGACGGTAGCGAAAGAGATAGAGTTGACGGACCCGGTAGAGGCGATCGGTGCCCAGTTCGTTAGAGACGTGTCAGTGAAGACAGGGGAAGAGGCTGGGGACGGTACCACGACAGCGACTATCCTCGCTCATGAGATGATCCGAATAGGGAGCATGATGCAGGGGGAACTCGGTAGTAAATTCTACCCGTTTGATTTTAAGGAAGGGATGAACTTCGCAAAGAATGAAGTTCTCTCCCTGATTCGCATGAGTGCGAAACCGGCCAAGGATTACCTTAAATCCATAGCACTCGTCTCATCTAATAACGATGAGGAAGTGACTTCCTTGATCATGCAAGCGGTTGAGAAGGTAGGACTCGCCACCGGTCTGATCAC